GACATCGATGCAATCTTCGCGTTAAGACAGTTAACTCTGTCCTTCGGGAAGATCCTGGAGCCCTGTAGTTCTATCAGGGTACAGGAAGCGATGTCTGATTTCGTCAAGTGTGAGCGAGAAGTCCGGGAATTCGACTCTGAAGTCACCGAAGATGATCTTGATGACTTCAGTAGAGTGTCGAATTTGCTCTTCGGTAGGATTTTCTCGAAAATGGATAATGACATCCATTACGGGACTCTCCTGCCCAGGCATGGACCAGGCGCTACCGCAGACAAACTCTCCAGTAATGGAAAGTACAATCTGCGGTCCTGGACCACCCGACTCGAGAGGTGTCTTCCCTCTCATGAGTTCCTCCTTCCTAACCTCAATTATATTGGGGAGTTGGAGAAGGAGTCCTTCTCCGAACCCGGTGCCGAAACGCCCGTTAGGGTAGTTTCGGTGCCTAAAACGATGAAGACACCAAGAATCATCGCAATTGAACCTGCTTGCATGCAATATGCACAGCAGGCGATTTTACGATGTTTTCTTGATCACTTCTCAAGGGATGAACTCCTTAAGAAGATGATTGGATTTGACGACCAGACTCCTAATCAGAGTATGGCTCGATCAGGTTCAATCGATGGTCAGACTGCTACACTCGATTTGAGTGAGGCATCTGATCGTGTCTCCAATCAGCTCGTCAGAGCGATGCTGCGTCGATGGCCTCATTTGCTTGAGGCAATTGACGCTTGTCGTTCTCGGCGGGCCGACGTACCTGGTTATGGCGTTTTACGCCTTGCCAAGTATGCGTCGATGGGTTCAGCCCTCTGTTTCCCGATTGAAGCGATGGTATTTACTACCATTATCTTCATAGGGATCGAGAGGTCGCTCAACACGTCACTTACCAGAAAGGACATTCAGTCCTTCTCTGGATCGGTGCGTGTCTATGGGGACGATTTGATTGTCCCTATTAGACAGGTGCGTATGATCGTTCAGATGCTCGAACATTTCGGTGCTCGAGTTGGTCTGAGCAAGTCTTTCTGGACTGGCAAGTTCAGAGAGTCTTGCGGGAAGGAGTATTACGATGGTCGGGATGTTTCAATTTCCCGAATTCGTCGTAAGCTTCCAACCACGATCACAGACGCTAGTGAGGTGATCTCTGCAGTCTCACTTCGAAACCAACTGGCGGAAGTCGGTTGCTTCGATAAGACTGTAGCGTTGCTGGATAACCGACTATGGAAAATATTGAAGTACTTTCCAGTCGTCGGGCCAGACTCCTCACTGTTGGGCAGGGTTTCCACGGGGTCGCATCTGGACAATCATTGTCCAAATGTAACGAAGTGGGACCCATCCTTGCAAATCCCATTAGTTCGGGGATTTTTTGTGCAAGGCAAACCACCGAGTGATCCACTCGATGGGTCTGGTGCCCTCCTCAAGTGCCTTCTTAAGCTAGAATCTCGTTTTCCAACAGGGGTTGTCAGAGTGGATACTGACTTACTCCCCTGTTACGAGCCTAGCCCGTCTTTCGATCGGGAGATTCTTCTTTCCGATCTTGAGACTTCCTTGCGGATGCCATCCGTAAGCCAAGATGAGAAGCACTTGGAACGTTCTGGACGTCCCAAGCACGTCAGCATTAAGCTTGGATGGCGACCAGCCACATAGTGTGACTGGCGGGCACTTTATGTGCTTGTGGGAGAAGCCAATTGCTAGTCGTTTACAAGAAAAATTAAAA